TCAACTTCCTATGCAACCTAACCTTTCTGAAAGTATTGGAGTTGGTTGGGGTGAAAATAGGTTGAATGATATTGAGGGACAATTAGCACAAGGTGCTATGAATGCTATGACTGGAATTGGTGGAGCAGATAGTGCAAAAGCAGCTATCGACTCTGCTGTTGGTGCTGTTACAGATACTGCTGCTGGACTAACAAATATGCTCAAAGATGAAGGTACTAAAAAACAAGTTGCTGCTTTCTTTGCTGGTCAAGCAGTTGGTAATAATGCATTAGTTACACGTGCTACTGGTCAAGTTATTAATCCAAACTTAGAACTTCTCTTCAGTGGTCCTCAAATGAGAACCTTTAGTTTTAATTTCACACTCACACCCAGAGATAGAGAAGAAGCTAGAACTTGTCGTAAAATAATCAGAGCAATGAAGAGAAATATGTCTCCTCAAAGATCTGATCAAAATCTATTCTTAAAAACTCCTAGAATATTTCAACTCCAATACATATATGGCGAAGGTAATACAGAACACCCCTTCATGAATAAGTTTAAACCTTGTGCTTGTACTAACTTTACTGTGAACTACACTCCTGATGGTTCTTATATGACTTATGCTGGTGAACCATCAATGACTTCATATACAATTGGTATGAGTTTTGGAGAGATTGAACCAATCTATGCTGATGATTATAAAGGTGGAAGTAACGCAGTAACTATGGGATTCTAAAATGGCTAGAAATTATTTCAGATACATTCCAGATTTTGATTATGTAAGTCGTCTTTCCAAGGCACAAAACATATCAGATTATCTACGTGTAAAAAATCTTTTTAAAAGAACCAAGATATCAGAGGTTATATTTAAAGACCTCACTTACTTTACTAAGTATCAAATAATTGGTGATGAAAGACCAGATAATATAGCATTTAAAGTCTATGGTGATTCTAATTTAGATTGGTTAGTAATGCTTGCTAATAATATAATATGTCTACAAGATGAGTGGCCATTAGAACACAAGTCTTTCTATAATTTTCTTCTACAAAAATATGGTTCTGATGCAGGAATAGATAGCGTTCACCATTATGAAACTCAAGAAGTCAAAAATACCCAAGAGAAAGTAATAGTTCCAAAAGGACTTGAAGTTAATGAAACATTCTCTATAACTTATTATGATTCTGGTTTAGGAACGGAAAGAATTGCTACTGGTATTACAGATGCTATTACTAATAAAGAATATGAAGAGAGAATCAATGACGATAAAAGAAATATATTCTTAATTAAGCCTAGATTTGTAGGACTAATTATAGAAGAGATGGAAAATGTAATGCCTTATCCAAAAGGAAGCACTCAGTATGTTTCTCCAACTGTAGTGAAGGGAGAAAACATAAGAATCTACGATTAAAAAAAGTAATAGGGACAAAAAAAATGGGGAGATTTTTTCCCCCCATTTTTGGAATAAAAAGTTGAATTTCCCTCAGCTCTCTGCAAGTTTTGCAAAGTAACTTAGTGGATCTTCTTCGTCCTCAGTAGCAGGAGCAGAAACATTCTTACTTTCTTGATAAGAATTTTCTAACTTCTTAAGGACTTCTTCCTCAGTAACCTTCTTGGTTTCCTGAGCAGCATAGTCATCATACTCAGTCTGTTGAGCAGCTTGAGCCTTGGCTTTAGTACCAAGAACATAATCAAGTCTTCTCTTCAAATCATCATAAGACTTGAATTGATCAGCAGCAGTAAAAGCAGCTAAAGAATACTGCTTCTTCCACAATGCTTCAAGAGCATCATCATCATTTAAAAGAGGACTAGGAGAATCAAACTCTGACTTATCATAGTTCCAGAATCCATCCTTCTTCTGAAGCTTCAACTTAAAGTTAGCACCTGCCCAGAAGTCAAAAGGATTGATTGGAGTTTCATCCTCAAACTCTGGTTGCATTGCTTCTACAATTTTATCATGAATCTTTTTACCATACTTGTATAAGAATACCTTACCCTCATTCTGAGGATTAGCAGGATCTTTTACAACATAGATGTTGCTATAAAAAGATAACTTACGCTTTTGCTTACGTACTGTATCTTTATCTGATTCATTACCACTATTCCATAGGGATCTGTTTAGATCACCAACAGGATCTTTTTGTCCAACTGTTGTTAGACTATTCTCAATGTACCATCCACCTGGTCCTTGGAATGCGTGAGAGAATAACTTTACCCAAGGGAGTTCTTCTCCATCTGGTGCAGGTAGGAATCTAATAACTGCATAACCATTACCACTCTTGTCCATCTCTGGTTTCCAAAGACGGTCATCAGTGTTGTTACCACCTGTGTTATTCATCTTCTCGACTTCTTTAACTAACTTACTAGTTAAGGAGCCCAAAGAACTTTGCTTCTTAAGGTCTGAAAAACCCATTCGTATTACCTCGTATTGGTTGTATTTGGCTTGTTTGTACTCAGTTATTCTAACAACAAGTCTATGACCTGTCAAGTTGTTTCTTCATTTCAACAATTGCTTTGCCCATTTGAGAAAACATCAAAGATAGATCTCCATTCTTGGGGAACCCAAACATTTCAGCACTATCCATAATAGTTTCTCTCATCTCTCTTGCTTTTGGATCATCAGATAAACTCAATCTTTTATAAAGAATGGTTTGTTTCTCTAATAATTTTTCAAGAGCATCTATATGTTCACGCTTATTAGCATTATCCATCTGAGCAAAAGACCATACATTAGAGTAGACTTTATGTTGTAAAGCCTCAATCTCTTTCATTTCATTTTTTACTATATCAGAATCAAAGAAACTCATTTGGAAACAATCTCTTTTAGAATTTTTTTAAACTTGAATACATCTATATTTATGAAGGTATTGTACTTTTCTACCCTCATAGAAAGGAACTTCCAAACTGGATCATCCAACTTTTTATCAAAGTCTTTCTTGAATCCAAGTATCTTATTAAGGACTATTAAAGTCTCTAATGATATGTTATTTTGTAGATGTTCCTTCACTAAAATAGGGTGTTTAGTTCCTTCTATTTTAAATACACTATCAAAATCTTTACCAGAAAATAATTCATCCACCTCTTGTTTAAACACATAAGAAAGTGACTGAACTTTCTTTCGCCAATTATTATAATTCCTCTCTCCATTCTTCATAATCTCTCCAATCCATAAAGACTGAGGATCATCACAGGAAACAAAATTAGATACAAAAAAATCTACTACCTCTTCATCTGATTTCTGTCTGCTCAATTTCTCAAAGAAAAATCTATCCTTTCTTCTATAAAAAGAATTGATAGATGCTTTAGACTTACCACAATACTTATGATAGTCATACTTGTCCCTTGTAAAATGATTCTTCAGTCCAAGATAGGATTTATAAGTTTCAAATGGGTTCACCTTAATCATATGGGAAGTTTAGCATGAGATGTTCTCTTAAGTAAATTCAATTCCATTGCTTCACCTTTTAACTTTTCCTTTAATGGTTTTGTAATTAACTTAGGTACTGATTCTACATCTAAATTATTCTTTTCGCAAAAATGAACAATAGCATCAACATAACTCATGTCTTTATTCTGTTGAGCAATCTTTTCTATTTCTTCTGTGAATTTACGAGCGCAATAAAATTTATTTTCTATTAACTCTTCTAAATTCTTTCCTTCAGGCTTTATCATATTCCTGTAATTTGAAGTTAACAAACTCTCTAATATATTCGGAGAGTAATTTAATGTACTTCGCTTTATCATACTCTTCATAAACTTTTACTTCTCCATTTTCGCATGACATAATGATAACAAATTTTTTAACTGCTATATCTTTTAATTCAAATAACATGCAAGCATATGCAGCACACTGTACAAAGTAATGGTCTATCCACTTACGTGGTTTAGGTTTCTTTGAAGTTTTGAAATCAATGATAGCAAGCTCACCATCATATTCAGCAATACAATCTACAGTTCCAGCTATTCCTAACTGTAAACTATACATTGACTTTTCAAGTGCATGAATATTATCAATGAGATTTAATTGAGGTTTAGATTGTTTAAAAAGAATTTCTGGTAAAGGTTGTACCGTAGGAAGATCTTCATTCTTCAGATAATGTTCCGTAAGAGTATGCATATCAGTACCACGACTGGTAGCAGCCTTGGTAACTTTATCTGCTTCCTCATTACCCACCCTTGCTCTCCATGCACGAAAAATCTCACGATTAATCCAACTAGTAACAGAGGTAATAGATACCAATTTAGTGTATCCCTCAATACCAGGGACATCATAGTACCTTACGCCATCAATAGTTTCTCTTTCAAGAAGGGGAAGATCAACATCAACATGATTAAACATTACATCTCCATACCGAGTTCAAGCTTAGCAATGATGTACTCCTTAACTAAACCACTTCTGCAAATATCTTCTGCATTAAACTCTATTATATCAAAGGATGACATATTTCGCAAGATACGTATGAAGTCTACTATACCTGTTCTCTCATTTTGTTTTACCAAATCAGTCTGACTAGCATCACCACA